AAGGGCGCCGTTCAGCTCATGTTGGATTTCGGCGAGCAGCTTTCCGAACTGGGTGAGGTCCGACGCGAACGGCGACTCGCAACTGACCTGACGAAGCGCCGTGAGTACTTCAATGCCGCGCCTTTTGCCTCCGAACAGCAGGATCGTAAGTGCTGCTTGCCATGGTTCGAGGCGACAGCCGGCAGCCAAAACCCGCTCGTACAACACGATGGCAGCGTGCCTGTAGACAAACTCGAACGAAGGAAATGCCGCCGGCGACAGAAGATGTTGGTAGACGTCGAAGGCCGTGCGCTTTTGAGTAGCCACCGAAAACGAGCCTGCCGGGAGATCGAGGCCAGCGTCGGCAACGTAGTTGTCGGCGTACTCATTGAACTGTTCGCAAGAAAATCGATGCCCGGCCAGCGCGTCTCGGCTCTGCCGTGACAACCACCGTAGGCATGCCGACCTGCGGGAAAGCGCATGCTTTCGGCGCAACTCGACCTCTGCACTTGCATCCGTGGCAGTGCTCCGGACCAATTCGTCCTGAAGCACCCGGAGGAACAACTGGAGCCGCTGCCCTCTGGACGCGATGGTGTGGTCGGCGATCACCTTGGATGCAATGGCAGCAACCCGCAGTTCGCATTCCTCTACGAAAGATCGGTCTCGCGAGTAGTGCGATAGATAGTGCGCTCCTTCGCTGTCGCGCGCCCGCTCACCCTTGAACAGGGGCTCCTTACAGGCCGGACAAACGACCTGCAGCGATCGGCAGTCGCTGTAGATCAAGTCGACGGCCATCACGTGCTCGCCGAGCAACAGGCTGTAGCCGATCCTCACGACACCGCCTCCGCGATCTCCATGGCGAGCGGCTCGACGGCAAAATCCTCGCCGGCGGAGCCGATCGACACGCCGGCGATCGTCGCGGCGAGCTTCGGCACCTTGAGCATCGCCTCCTTGTCGATCTCCTCCTTGGTGCGGATGAACTGCTTGAGGCCGAGCGTCTTGATCCGCGCGATGACCTCCTCGACCTTGTCGCGCAGCGTCACCTTGGCGGGCCGGGCGCGCCACGCCACCGTGCCGGTCGCGAACGCCGCGGTCTTGCGCGTGAACACGGCCGTCAGGCGACTGCGGTTAGCCTCGCAATAGGTCTTCAGGCCCTCGATCTCGGCCTTGAGTTTTGCACGAACGGGCGCGGCACTGGCGCCGGCTTCAGCCGTGATGGCAGCGATGCGGTCGTTGGCCGCGGCTTCGATGCCCTCGATCTGGCGCATCAGCGTTCCGATGCGGGCTATGGCCACCTCGGCCTCCTGGTCGCTCTGCGGCACCGGCAGATTGAGCGCCGGGGTTTTCGTCTTCTTGGCCATCACGTGTCGTCTCCTTGGGGTGGGGCAGGGATGTCGGGCTGGACGTAGCCGAGCGCCGTCAGGGCGCCCGTGGGACCTTCGATGATCGGCCCGAAGCGGGCCGAGTTGCGCACGGCGTCGACCGCGAGAACGCCGCGCCATTGGGCGAATTGGCCGATCAGCTCGGCACTGCCGGCGGCGATGGCATCGAGATCGCGGATGCGCTCCGCCATGGCGACGATGGCGGCGAGCGAGGCCGACATGGAGCCGTGGCGTGGGCGGGTCAGGATGGTGTCGACGACGGCGAGAACATCGACGGCGGCGACCTGGTCGGCGAGGGTGGGGGCGGGGGCTTCGCTCATGCGAGGTCTCCACCCTGCAGGGGCACGGCGCGTGGGATCGCCGGCAGCGTGATGACGTTCGGAGCGGCGAGCGCTTGCCTGGTCAGGAGCGTCGCCTGGATCACGGTGGTGCGCTCCAGCACCTCGGCCTTGTCGATCGCGTCGCCGACCAGGCGGGAGAGGGAGCCTATGTCCAGGTGCTGCGCGGCATCGCCGGAGGCCCGGATGGCGTCGAGCCAAACGCGCAGCGCGATGAGATCGTGGCTCAACATCCGCCGCCCTCCTGTGTGATCCGCGAGTGAGGGCAGCCCTTGCGGCACGCCCAGTAGACACGGGCGCGGACCGAAGACGTGGCCGCAAAGGGCTGCTTCTGGATGTCGAGACATCGGTCGCGGCCGATGTCGCCATAGACCGGGCAGACGACCGTCAAGCCCATCAGGGCGCCACGGACCTTCTCCTCGACCCGACCCAGGTCACCGTTGTTGTAGGAATTGGCGAACACGTGGCTGACGACTGCCGCCGAGTAGCCGATCCGCTCGGCAGCGGTCCGCTGCGAGGTCTGGGAGGCGAACACCGCCAGCTCGTGCACCCAGTCCGGCAGCGCGCTTCCCCAGGCCTCCTTCGCCTTGGCGACGAAATCTCGCTCCGTCTTCAAGCCCACCTTCGGTCCGCGTTTCATGAGCGCGCCTCCTGGGCTGTCACAGGCCCGCCCATGATGGCGCCGCGGTTCGGATCGAAGATGAACTGCGTCCGCATCACCTGCGGGGCCTTGGGGCCGGTGTCCATCGCCGGCTTGAGGCGCCAGATGGCGCGCCCGCCGGTCGTCTTTCCCGGCGCCACCATGGCGAGATAGCCCGCGGCCTGCAGGCGCACGATGTAGAAGCGGGCCGCGGTCGGATCGACCCGCGTTTCGTCGGTCGTCGCTGCGAGGGCGAGTTCGTCGGCGTCGAACTGCTGAAGCCGGCGCATCGCCACCCACATCTGCTGTTGGCCAGTCGGCTGCACGGCCGATCCGTCACGGCGCAGGCGGGGAGTTTCGGTCGGGCGCTTGACGAGGCGGTACAGCGTCGCCGAGGGCTTCAAAATGGAGGTTTGGCCGGCCACGACGGCGATGCCCGCCTTGACCAGCCGGCGCACGAAGTCGCGTACGGTCGCGATTTCCACATTGGAGCGGCCGTCGACCTGGCCGACCGACCACGGGCCTTTCTTGTCGAGCTCGCGGATGATCTGCCAGAAGCCGTCCTGGCCGCGCGGCACGCGGATCGCGAGAGCGTGCGTCTCGGGAGCGGAGCGCCGGCCCATCAGGCGCTCCTGCGGAAGGCATCGACGACGCGCGGCTCTGGAGGGCGGCCGGTGAAGAACGCCGTGGTACCCCAGGCCGCGAGATCGACCGTCTTGAGGCCGCGGGTGCGTGCGAAGTCGCGGACGCGGGACAGGTTGCTCACGATGCGGCGCGCGCGCCCGTCCGACTGGCGTCGGATTTCTTCGAGGAGGTCGGCCGTGATGGTGAGCTGCGGGCAGAACGCCGCGGCAAGGGCGGCAGCGTCTTCACCATCACACGGCTGAGCTGGCATCCAGTCGAGGACGCGGTTATGTACCCGCTCGATCGCTGCGAGCCGCTGCGGAAGCCGCTCCTCGCCGATCAGGATGATGGAGCAGCCGCTGGCATCGCCGATCTCGCGGATCATCTCCACCATCCCTTTGGCGACGGCCTTGTCGGCCTCGTCGACGATCACGGGGCGGCGCGGATCGTCGCCGAGCAACGCAATCGTCTGCTCGGCCATATCGGAAATTGTTCCGCGCGCTTGCACGCGGAGCTCGAACAGCAGGGACTTGAGGAACGTCTTGCGGGTCCAGGTCTCCCGGACCTCGACTCGCAGCGCCCGCGTGCGGTTTTCCGCATAGATCGACGCGTAAGTCTTGCCGTAGCCCGACGGGCCGTAACAGACGCCGATATTGGGCTCGTGCGCGTCGCGCTCGATCAGCTTGACGGCGAGTGCCATGAAGCTCGCCACGTTTTTCAACGGCAGTTGACCCTTGACGTTGTTCGTCGTCGTCCCCATGCTTTTGGTCCCGATGGTTAGAGTGTCTTTTGCCCCGCGGCGTCTTCCCCAGGCGCCGCGGGGTTCTTTTCGAAGGGATCGCCGTAGGTGAGCGCGAACCCCCGAAAATCGGTGCTGGTGCGATAGCTGCCGAGCCACATCGCATCTTCGGCGGCGACCGGATCGCCGACCTCCATGCGGGCGATCAGGGCGAGCGCGCGCCGCCACAGCTGGTGCTTGGTCTCTTCGGTCCGCAGCGGCACCACGGTCTCGTTGGCCATGAGGCGCGCCTGCATCGCCAGCAGGTCGGCCGAGGGCGTCGGAGTCACGGAGGGCCGCGGCGCCATCGCGTCGAGCGCGGCCGTGATGGCCGGCGTCTCGTGCGCCTCCGTGCGCTTGGGCATAGGGATGACGTTGGGCATGTCGCGGGCCGCGACCTCCAGCACGCGCTCCAGCAGGGCGGGACCGCTGGTGATTTCCTTGATGATCTTATTGGCCTGGCGGGTGGTTTCGGCGAGGATCTCGGCTTGGGCCTCGCGCGCGGCGCGTTGCAGTTCGGCCGGGTTCCTGCCGGCCAACTCAGGGCAGATGCCCTCGCCGACAAAACGGCCGTCTTCCGCATCGAACGCATAGATGAGGCCGGCGTCGTTCGGGTCCAGGCGGACCAGGACACGATCGCCGGGGAGCGCGTCGAGTACACGATAGTGGAAGCCGGCGACGCGGACACCGAACTTTGTGACATCGCGCATGCCGCCGCCGGTAGCGACCGGCATCAGCAGCAGATCGAGCGCGCGCGGATCGACACTGCGGATCGGCCTGAGCGAGCGGGCCGCCGCGAGGGCTGGCGTCGTCTTCAACCAGCTGTGCTTCCGCTGTGAGTAGATCGTCTCGTTCCAGCGATCGACCAGGATCTGCAGCTCGGCGATGGTGTGCGTGACGCCGAACGTGTCGGCGGTCTCTTCGCCCAGGCGGTCTGCAAAGCTCTTGCGGTCTTCGATCTTCTTGCGGTCCGCGACCGAGTGGCCGACGAACCCTTTCAGCAACACGGCGCAATCGTGCTGAAAGGTGCGGATGGCCGCCTCGACGTGGCCCTTCTGCTGCGGTGTATAGGGGTCCGACAGCTCCATCTCGATGTCGAGGGCGGCGAACAATCGCTGCGTCGCCTGCGCGACGAAATCGGAGCCGTTGTCGGTCTTGATCTTGTCCGGCACACCCCACGCCATGATTGCCTTGCGGATCAAGAGCGCTACGGCGGTCGCGCGCGGCGTATGCGAGACGTAGAGCATCAGACGACGGGTGGCGATGTCGATGCAGGCATAGATCGTCGGCCTTCCTTCCACGCACAGAGCATCGATCGGCGAGGCGTCGATCATCCACAGCGTGTTCGGCTCTTTGACCCAGCGATATGTTCCGACGCCCGACGGTGCCATGGTCGAGCGGTACCGGTCGGGGTCCGACAGTTTGGTCAGGGCAACGTGTTCCGTCTCCCTGAGCGTCTTGACGGCCTGCTGGATGGTGCGAACCGGCGGCACCGGAACGGTCTTGGCGCCGACGCTCAGCGTGTCGCCGAATTTGCTGCGGATGAGTTGGCGCAGGTGTTGGGCTGATAGGTGATTGCTGTAGGCCATCATCGCCAGCACGTAGGTGCGCACGGCGCCGTCATTGGCGAGGTCGATGACGCCCGTGCCCTTGCGGGCCGCGGCACGGTCGACGGCGAGTCGGGATACGCGGCCGATCGCCTTGGCGGCGCGCCAGCGCATCAGCGTGCGCGGCGACATCCCCGGTACCAGCTCGCGGATCCACGGGTCGATAGCGAGCGTGCCGGCCGCGTAGGCATCGGTGAATATCTTGGCGCGCGAGCGGATCGACAGGCGCTGACCGGTCGAGAAAGCCTCGAAGGCGGCGACGATGGCGAGACGCGCGTCGCGCTCGCGGGCGGCACGATCGGACAGATCGTCGCCCAGGGCGATATCCTCTGCCGGGGCCGGCTCCGGCGCCTCGATACGGCGATGCCGGCGCTCCAGTTCGATCCGTGCTAACACCGGCAGCAGCGCGACGTTGTATTCCAGTCCGCCGCCGCGGCCGGAGCGGTCGCGCACATAGGCGAGGCTCTCGTTCCAGCCAGCGCGATCAGCGAGGAGCTGCACCCCGCGCTTTGTATCGGGCAGGCCTGGCAGTGCCTCATCCGCCAGTTCGTTCGAGGTGAACCACTCTTTCATCGCCGGGCTTTCCATTCCGCGTCGGCGGCCTGTTCTTCGCGTTCGAGCCGTTCCTTCAGCTCGCGGGCCCTCTCGCGCTTGAGCAGTGCCTCGTACCGGGCCTCGACCACGATCAAGTCGACGCCGGACAACAGGGTATTGAGGGCGCGGGCGTCGCCGGTGATCATCACCAGGCCGGCGAGCCGCAGCGCCGAGATCGCATGTGGTTTTTCAGGCGACGCGTAGGCGTCGAGCATGCCTTTGGAGACGCGCTCGCCCAGGTGCTCGGAGAGTGCCTCCGCGATCTCCTCGCGCGAGCGGCCGCATTCGTCCAAGGTCTTGGCGATGGCGCGTGACAGCCGGCGTGCCGGCGTCCACGCCTTGACGTCGTCGTCGCCGAAGCGTGGCACCACGGGTTTGGGCGTGAGGTCGCGGAAGAGATCGAGCGTGTTGGTGTCGCGCGGCCGCATGGCGTCACCGCCTCGTCTTGCCCTTGCCGCGCTTGGCGAGCCACAGCTCGATGGCGTCGTGGTGAGCCTCGAAGAAGGCGTGCTGCTGCGACTCTTTCAGCCGGGCGAAGCGGCTGGATAGCTTCTCCCAGGCGGCGGCCTTGTCGGGCGCCGGCGTCTTGTCGATCGCCGCGATCGCGTCCGCGACCGAATGCACGCCGGACTCGGGGTCGAGCAGCAGCTTGGCAATCTTGGCCTGCCGGGCGGCAGTCTGGTGTGCGAGCGCCAGCAGCTCGGCTTGGCGATCGGCGATCGGATGGGCCGCGATGCTGGTGCGAACGTCCTCGGCGATGCCGTTGGCGATCTCTACGGCGAGATAGACGGAGCTCTGCGAGATGCCGATTGCACTGGCGGCAGCCTTTGAAAACGTTGAGGAAAAGAATTCTCCAGAATCTGGAATATTTTTGTCTGCACTCGGCCGACCACGCTTCCGCACGGGGTTCGCCGCCTCGTAGATCGCCTTCCAGGTCGCGATGGCGACCGCACGGTCGAGCTCGGTCAGGCCCGCCCGGCACAGGTTCTCCTTGATCTCGCGCAGCCGGCAGGCAGCCTCGTCCGCGAAAGCGGTGGCATCCTTGACGTCGGCGACGATCTCGGTGCGGCCAGCTTTGAGGTGCGCCGCCGTGCGGTGTTCGCCGGTGATCAGGGCAAAACGCCCGTCGGCGCGCTCGACCACCTCGATCGGCGGCAGTTCCTCGCCGCCCGTGATCTGCTCGGCAAATGTCTCGACCCAGTCCTGCCGGCGCGCGCGTAGGCGCTGTCCGACGTCGATCTTGGCGATTTCGATGGTCTTGATGGTCATTTTCGAGCTGGCCGTTACGAGGCGTTAAAGGGCGGTTGAACGCGCGTCTGGCGCGTCCTCCGGATCGGGCTGCAGGGGGATGTCGGTGAATTCGTCGGGGGAGATGGAAGCGGCCTGCACCATGGCGTCGTGATGCAGGCGGGCGATGCCCGGCGCCTGGTCGCGCACCAACACCAAGAGCGTCTCGCGGGCAGCGCGCAGTGCGAGGACGTGCTGCTGCTTGAGGTCCCGCTCGGGTTCGCTCAGACCGCCGGTCCGCAGACGCTGCGCGAGCTGATGCCGCGCACTCACATGGGCGAGCGTGACGGCCTCGATCTGGCGCTGGAGCGAGATGCGCGTCATCGCGGCTTCTCGCCGAATTTACAGGCCGGACGGGCGATTTGGCCCGCCCGGCCATGCACACGCAGAGCTTGGAGGGCGTCGTGCGTGCGCGATTCCCGCCACTGACGCAGGCGGCGCGCTTCCCCTAGGATCGGAGTGCCAACTACCGAACTGGGGGAGATCATGAAGGAACGTGAAAAGAAGGTTGTAGAGCGGTTTGAACGCCTGCGAGAGCGGATGAGGACTGACAGCACGCTGTGGCGCCTCGCCCTGGCAGACGCCGCGATGTCGCTGCTGCGCGCCGGAACGCCAGTCACGATCGACACGCTGTTGGTGCGATTGCGGGAACCGCTCGAAACCGACGATCCGCCGTTGACTGCCGGGACGTTAGAGGGCGCCATCGACCGTCTCCAGAAGCTGCGGAGCGAAGTGGAAGGCGATCACGCCAAGTAGGCTGCTCCACTTATCGACGTCGGTGCCGCCGATGGCCTCGATCGCGGCCTCGACCGTGCGGCGGCACTGCGCCAGCTCGTCGAGTTCGGGATCAGCCACAGACAAGGCTTCGACCGCTTGCTTCAGCGTAGGCGTCGATGCGCCGGTCGCAGCGGCAGCAATAGTCTGTGCGCAGAGAAGATACGGGTCGGTCATGACGCTGCCCCGCTCCAGATCATCATTTCCAGGATCGCCGCCGACAGGGTCAGCCAGGCGCACACGAGGCCGGCCACGACCAGGATCAGCACTTGGCGCCACTGCGCCGGCGTGATGTCCAAGTTTTGCGGTAATTGGACCGGGGAGGGGGTCATTCGGCCCCCCGCAATGTCAACGGAGAGGGCGCGTTTGGACTCGCCGTCCGCGGTTGAATTCGGCTAGGGTTCCGCCCGGAAGATACGGGCCTGCGGTAGCGATCAGGCCACAGGACGGAGGGGTCGATCCCGAGGGCCGCCGCAATGGCGGCTTCGCCGCGGTAGTTCCGCCGGCGGAGCGCCACTTTGCAGGCGCTCGGCTCCAGCCCGGCTGCCTGGGCGATCCCCAACAGGGTCAGCCCACGGCGGTGCACCTCCGCCTTGATGGCGTGGCGATCCCAACGATAGGTCCGCATCTCCCCCTCGGATCACCGCCCTCCCCCGGGCGGTTTTTCGGGCCGCGCAAATCACTTGGGTGACACCATGCAACAGTTCTTGTGATGACACAAGAAATATTGGGACGAGGGCCTATTTCGTGTCGTTCAGGCACCGGCTTTTAGACTTAATAGATAGGCATTCCGGAGGGAATAATGCTGCATTTGCAAGGCTTTGCGGTGTAAATGCGGAGTCTGTCCGCCAGTGGCTGGACGAAGCCAAGAATTCTAGGCCGTCAATGGACAATTTGGCGGCGATGGCCACGGCGTGCGGAGAATCGCTCGACTGGCTCGTGCTCGGCCAAAGTCAGGAAGTGCATGGGGTGGACGAGGCCAAGTTTTCCTTCATTCATCGCTATAACGTGAGGGCCAGCGCAGGGCCTGGAGCGATCGTCCCGTTTGACGACCTTAACGGCGCCGCTGAATTCGTGGCTTTTCGCACCGAGTGGTTGCACCGCGTCGGCGTCAACCCAAGGCGCGCGGAGGTGCTCATCGCCGTCGGCGACTCGATGGAGCCGACGATCCGGGATGGAGACCTGCTTCTGATTGACCGATCGTTTGAAAGGGTTCGCGACGAGGGGATTTACGTCCTCGTCCTGGCCGGCATGGTTCTGGTCAAACGCATCCAGACGCGGCGCGACGGTAGCGCCATCCTGAAGTCTGACAACGATCGTTACGAGGATGAGATCGTGCCCGCGACCGAGGTGAACGACCTCAAAATCGAAGGACGAGTGAGGTGGTTCGGGCGTAGTATCTAGCCCGTTGTAGGAGGGGGCAGTGAAGCGGTTGTTGGGTTTTTTGCTGTTACTGGGGATCGTTTTCGCCGGCTGGATAGTGCTATCGCCCGCCGATCCGGTGTCGCTGGCCAAAATAAAGTGCGAAGCTGCCGTCGAGCGTTTCACCAGTTATGACGTGGGCTTGAGTGATGTGACCCGGGCAGGCGTTCAAGGGGACGTTTACACCGGTATCGTCACCATGCCCTTCGATGCTGGTGGCAAGCAACGTGTGGCTATGTGCCGGTTTGAGTTCGGCGAGACGAGATCGGTTACCCTGGATGGGAAGTTGCTCGCCGGCAAACTTTAGGGCTCGTGACGGCTATTTGAGGCCGGTTAATTGCGCCTTCAGAGCGTTCCGATTTTTCCCACTTCCATAATCGCGGGTGGCTCGCCTAATTGGCGTAAGCTATTGCTGCTGCTTCTATATTTGTCTTGCGTCGGGCTGTAGCCGAACTGGGAATCGATTTCCCAGTTCTCACTGACAAACAACGGTTTTTTCCGCCGCCGTATCGCGTTTGTGACATTTGAAGTTGCGCGGCCACCTTTGGCCAGGTGAGCCCTTTTGCGCCGCCAGCGCCCGCCCAAACCCTTGTGGCGCCACAGTTTCCCGCCCCGTCCCGCCCTATCCCGGACGATCCCGCCATTTCGCCCAAAAGTGCCATGTGATCCTGCGCGTTACAGAAAGTTCGTCGGCCCTCGTTAACCTTGTGATTGATCAGCACGAGTTCGGTCGCATGATCCGACTTGCTGGCCATTGACAAGAGAACATATCGAGTACTAAGTTCTCATTATGTTC